GATGGGCGTGGTGATCGTGATCGTCTTCGTTGCACCTGCACCTGAGGCTACGACACCAGAACCAACAAAGTTTAGCGTGCCACCCAGGTTTGCAAGAGGTACGCCTTCATCTTCCACGAAGACACCTGCAATGGTTGCGATAGGCGTCTTACGCATCGCACCCGCATCGTCGTCGTAGAAAGCGATGGTGTCTGCAACCACATCGACAGTCAGCTCGGTCGTCAGGTTGTCAGTGTCCAGCACAAGAGGTCGGTTAGCAGTGAGATCACCACCACCGCTCAGACCAGAGAGTGCAGCTGTCTGAATTTCAATTGCACTCGCCGCTGCTCCGAGATTTAAAAGGGCATTCGGCGCAGTTGTCGCACTAGTACCACCTTGTGCGATGAGAACCGGAAGAGCAATCGCTGCAGTGTTAACCGCATTGATAACGTCAACCGCATCGCAATAAAAGATGACAGTGTCACCTTGATTCACAGTCGGGGGACCTACTTGAGCAGCCGTCGAAATGGCGAGGGTGAATGCGCCAGTTGTTTGGTTGTCTACCCAATACTGCTGGGTGGTATTTGGCACGACAATGCGCCGATTGCCTGTCAGGGCACCCGTAAAGCGGTAAGCGATACGGTTCAGGTTTGCACCTGAAAGAACGAAGTCACCAGAACCTGGGACTGGAAGCGACACAAAGTCGAATGCAATCGTCGAGGCTACGGTGAGTCCGATGGTGAAAAAGTTAACCCCATCCGTGAAGATGAATGTGCTGCCACCGGGGTCCAGGTTGATGTCTGCAGCGCCATCAATGAGGCCTGCAGGTGGAACGATATTCAGTGTTCCGGAACCAGAGTTCCGAAGCATGAAGAACCAATCGTTACCGACAGCACCTGCACCGGGGAGGTTGCAAGTACCGGCACCAGCAGTGTAGATCTGACACGACGCTCGATCACCATCAACGATAGTGAAAGGAGTAGCAGCCTGCACGTCAGAATCGATTTTCTGGTTAAGCAGAACACCGATTGCTTTGATACCAGCACCAGCCAGAGCTGACGCAGATGCAACTGCTACCGATGCACCCAACTGGAACGTAGACCACGTGCCTGCGTCCGTGGTGTTGTCGGTCAGACTAAGAACCCACTGCTCACCGGGCTGCACCGTTTGAATCGTGCCACCAGTAATGTCACGCACGAGATAGGCATTCGCACCCACGTTGTTGAACGTGACTTTGTTACCTGTCGATGCGATCTGTGCATCAGGCATGTCGATGGTGAGCCCAACAGCCGTGGCATCGACATCAATGATATCGGCAACGACGTTCTGCCCTGTGATTTGCTGTTCGGTCGGCCACTGCAACGCGACATCAACTGCTGTCTGCAACATGAGGTAGCTAACTCGGGACGGAAAGATTAAGTTCCCGCCAAAGACGTCGGTATATGACATCAGACGTTCTCCCTCGTTACGTTTCTATCAATGATGCGCTGCAGATCCTGCTGCTGCAGAGTCTCCAAGTCCCTGTCGTAAATTGCCTGCCACGTCGGGATGCGTTCATCGTTCTTTAAAAATGGAGTTGCCTGCAACAGCGCACCATGAAGAAGGGCGTTCGGGGCAAAGTCCGTCGTCCAGTTCGTTTGATTTACTGCGTCTAACAGAGCAGGCAACTCCCAATAGTTAACCTCGAATGGGTAAGCAAAATCTGCTGAAGGTCCTATCAACCAGTTGTAATAATCGTAGTCCGCGTAAAACTTAGGCTGTGCAGTCAGGTCCTCATCAGGCCAGTAGCGCCGGATGTATTCGTAAGAGCGAGCGAACAAAGGCGTGCGTACCTGTGTCACTCCCACACCGAAGTTGATCGAGATCGTTTTGCGCCATCGATCAGGCTTCGGTATGACTGACTGCCCAATTGCCATGGTGTCCGTGACATTCTGAACGAAACCGAGGATCTTTAACTCGTTCGCCAGTTGTCGCTCAGCAAGATTGATCAAGCTGGGCAGCTGCTCGAACACAGTAGTGTCCACAACCGTGCCTCGCTCCAAGTACGCACGGAGATCTTTAAGAAGCGAGTTGTATGTCATCGAAACAGCCATGGCTTATTCCTTACTGAGTTGGCTCTTCAGGCTCAGGGTCTGGCTCCAGAGGATTGCCGCCCCGGTCTACAGGCACCGGATCTTCCGGCTCAGGTTCTGGCTCTGGTTCTGGTTCTGGTGTTGGCTCGGGCTCTGGTTCGGGAGTGGGCTCTGGTTCTTCTTCCGCCAGTAGCTCGTCCTTAGCAGCCTGCAAACGTGCATGCGCGTCGTCCGATCTACCTCGCAAGATGTCCCACTCATCCGGTGTCGGTTCACGACCCTGCTTCGCCATCGCTTCGATGGTTTCAGTAAATTCTTTCAGGTCGTCGTACGCATCATCACCCTGTTCGAGCAGAGTGCCCAGAATGCCCAGCAACTCGGACGCTTGATCGAGGCGCACGCTACTGCCACCTCCCAGTGCGGGGTTAGCCATCACTGTTCGTAGTCCGCTGACTGCCAGCAAAATCATTTCAACAATACCCATGTTATTCCGTCTCCTTTATTGTTCTCAGGAGTTCGCTCACTAACGGTGCGAGTCGAGTGACCCAATCATCTAACCTAGTAGAGGCAGTGATCAGTTTGTCTTGACTCGTGTTGCCAGCTTGGAACTCAGCTTTGACCCGGATGAATTCCACGTACGCTTCAAGGAGACTATCGGCCACCGGTTTGGCCCTCTCCTCTGCTTTTACGATTGCCAGCTTTGCGTTGCGTGGAATAGTAGGTTGCTCGACCAAGTCCGCTGCCTTCTCCTGGAAGATGACAAACGTACCGTAGGCAGCGTATGCACGTTGCTCACTGGTTTCTGCAGCCTTGATAGGGTTCGCTGACTGACACCCAGCCAGCGCCGTTAGGCACAGGATCAACCATGCCACTCGGAAATCTAATTGCCGTTTCATAAAACTCCGCCTCCATCACCGCTTCCGGTGATCTTATTAACAAGTCGGCGCGTTGAGATCGCTTGATAGTCTTTCAAAAAGCTCACCAATGAACCAACCCCCAGAACGATCCACGGAATCTGACCGATGTCTGAGATGGACTCCACGCCTTCCGTCTGTAGCAACGCAAGCATGCCCGTGAAGAATAAAATCAACGCTGCAATGACAGCACCTACGAGAGTATTAAGATTCATGTGCCTTTCTCCAATTAGAAATGTACTCTTCCGTCGTTCCACGCCCAAGATCGGTGTTGTAATGATCCTTCCAATACTGAGCCTGTCCCTTCAGATCACCGGCTTGCGGTAACGGAAATCTGACACGTCTGTAGTGGACTCGGCACATAGCAACCGAGTACCTCAAGTTCCAAATCATCTCACGTGAATCTTCTCCCCCGATTCTCAAGACTGCTTCTGCAAGCCCGTCCCGATAAGTCAAGTAGTTGTTCCAGATGTCGTCGTGAGTGTTCGGTTCCATCTGACAAACGCCAAGCGCAGGACCTGTGCCCAGTTGCTTGATGTAAGTCAAACGCGATTCTTGAATAGCCGTGCCCAACACCAGCTCACTAGCTGCTGCTGAAAACATTCCCAGCTCCTCAAGAGTCGGTTCGATAATCAGATCGATAAATTGTTCGCGATCAATCACTCTTCTTCGTCCTTCAGTTCTTCTTTTGCATCCTGCAGCGCCTCCAGCTCGATCTCCAGATCGGCTAGGTACTCTGCGTCATCTTCTGTCCAGTCCGTAGCTGCTCGCTGTCGGAACTTCAACGCTGCAATCTCTTTACGCAACGAGTTGATGTCTCGTGTCAGGAGCACCGAGAACGCAGACTTGATCGGTTGTGCCTGCTGTTGTGCGATGTCCTTGAAGTCATCAGCCAAGGCCTCAGAGAGAAGAGGCTTGCCGACGTACCACAGAACGGGAATTACGACCGCAAGAGTCGTGACGGTACTAAAAATTGTACTGACTGAAATTTCTCTTGCGGCCATAACCTTATCCCTTATGCAGGATCGTCTGCGGGGGCTTCAGCGTTTCCGCTTGCGCTTGCGTCGTCGTTTGCCCCATCGCTTGGGTTTTCCACGGGAGCAATTGCCGGAGCTGGCGCGTTTCCCAAATTATTTTCCGGCTGTGGCTGTGCGAGCACGACTTCACCGTTCGCTATCGCCTGCAACATGCCATCCAGGATTCCGAGTGCGCCAGATTTTGCAACGCTCAACGGGACGGGTAGATCTTCAACCTGCAACAGCTTTACACCTGCCGCTGCAGCCATCTGAACTTGTTGTGCTGATACTTCTTGCTTTGCCATTCTTCTTCTCCTTGGTTAGGGCTTTCGCCCACGTAAACTTACGGTGTTGATTCTGCGTTTAGTGTAGCAGTGGCTGTGTCGATATCCGCACCACCTCCTGCGGGTCGAATATGTATTACTCCAGTAGCTATAAATGTTCCTGCGCCCGTCTCCTCCGCGCCCCACACAATAGTTCCTCCCCCATTAACCCAAGACGGGCTGATTGGATCACTCGGACCCCAGTTTGGATTGTTCCCTGTCGTAACCCACTGGAAGTCGTAGTCGTTCGCATCGAATCCTGAGCCAGTCACCCATGAGCCGATCACACCGTCTGCGCCATTCAGACGTTGAGCCCAAACATCTCCATTAGCACGAATCTGAATCTCCGCTCGCGCATCACCTGGAAAAAACCCAATGTCGAATATACTGTACGAAGCTTGGTTGAACCCAACCGCGAACGAGGCTTTCTGCGCCATTGCTTGATACATTTGCTGAAGTGACATTAGCTCAGCCCCGCTCCTGCAATCTTCCAAGTAGTAGCACCAACTTTCTGAGCGACAGCATGTCCACCAGCAGCCAGCGTTCGTGTACCGGTCGAGTTGTCATCTGCGAAGATCAACGTATCCGTTGTGATTGCGATGCTGATGCTGACCGAACCACTATTGTCCCAAGCTAGGAACGTTCCTATCTGGTATGGGACCGAACCGTTCGCAGGTATCGTCATTGTCTGGGCTGCAGTGCCACCCGTGAAACCTACCGTCTTGCCCTTGTCCGTCAGGATACCTACGCGACTGGCGACAACCGAAATGATCTCAGAGATCGATGGATCCAACAGTTGGTTAACGTCAGTGTCATCTCGGAACTCTGGACGACAAGGGGATGCCGACCGAACCCAGTACTGTCCGTAACCAGCGTTATTAACTCCGGGTGCTGCCGACTCTTCCAATTGAATGGAGAGTGCGTCCATCGTTACCTTCTCCGTCCCTCCTGTACCTGCGACAAGAGACACTTGACCATTTGGATTTGAAAGAAGAAGTATTCCAAGAACGTCACCGACAGTGCTCAGAACAGTTCCAACCTGATCAGTGAAATTTAGACTTACATTCGCAGCAGATCCTGTCGAGTTGCCGTCACGCAGATCCAGACACGCTCCACCGAGACCGTTGTTGATACGGAGTGTGGTTCCTGTGTAGAAGAGATGAGGTTGACCAGCGAGTGTCGCTCCGGTGCTATCCCAGACAGCTACTTCACCAGAAGCAGGGGTTGGAGTTGCTACGATTCCACCAGAAGCACTCAGGTCGATATCAACGCCAGTGTCGGTTGTGAACATCGGAGTGTTCGGTGCATCGTTGCGCACCCAGAACTGACCGCGAGCAGTAATGTCTCCTGCTGCCGCTGCCTTTTCAGTCATGTACATCGAGCCTTGCGGAAGCCAGATGCCTCCCGTTATTGTCTCCATGACATTCAGTGACGATGCACCGTGTTGCAGCCTTACTGCAACGCCAAACTCGATTTCGATGTTGGCACTATTGAGTCCGCCGATGATCGTATCGGAGCCTGACGTACCCGCACCGTTGATGTTGACGAACAGAGTCGAGTTGTAGCTGAATGCGCTGGGCTTCGTCTGAATGTTCTGTCTCGCAAACTGCGTCATGCCCTGAGTACCTATCAGGTTCGCGCCAATATTGATCGGGACGTTGAGGTACGGAGTGCCGAGAGATGCCACAGATAAGGAACTGGTCAGGTTGATCGAACCAATGATCAATGGATCCGGGACTGCTCCTGCCGGAGGGACAGAGTACGCGCCAGTCTCGTCAAGGTAATTAGTAGCTGCTCCCGCTGTTGTAAGCGTAACCCCATCGACGCTGACACCTGTGATCGCGGCATCAAGATTAATAGTAGGGTTGACTGGATCCCCAGCGTTGACACTGATGTTCGTACCACCAATGACAGAATCAACTTGACCACCACCCGATGGAGGGACTGAGTAAGCACCCGTCTCGTCGAGATAGTTAGTTGCGACACCTCCCGAGGTAAGTACAACTCCGTTCGTCGGAGAATTGTAAGCACCCGTCTCATTGAGGTAGTCGGTAGCAAGCCCTCCGGTATTGAGAACTACACCATTGACCGTCATGCCTGTGATTGCAGCAGGCATATTGACGATGGGGTTTATAGGATCCGTAGCATCGACGTCGATGTTCAAACCACCGACGACTGAGTCCACTTGTCCACTTCCTGACGGCACAGAGTAGACACCCGTCTCATTAAGAAAGGCAGTTGCCGCTCCCCCATCGTTCAGAGTTACACCGTTGACACTCAATCCTGCGATTGCCACCGGCATGTTGACGATTGGGTTGAGTGGGTCCGTGTTATCGACGTTAATGTTCACGCCTGAGTTGACAGAGATAACGCTGCCGCCAATGCCCAAGTCAGACGCTGAAACTTTTCGGCTTACTTGTAGGCCACCCTCAACTGCCTGCGACTCGAAGAACGTTGTTGCTGGATCAAGCGGCAAAGTAATCGGTGCCATGTCGGAGATTGTGAAGTTACTCATTAGGGCAAGTCCTCATTGAATAGCACTGTCGCGCCTTCGAACACGCGAAGGTCTCCACCAGCTGTCACGCGTGGATTGCCTCCAACTGTTGCACGCACACCAGCCAACTGCGTCGTGTTAGGGATAGGTCCTCCCGGAGTCAGATCCTGGTCGGGACGATAGAAAGGTAACGTGATGCGATCCGGTTGACGAGGTGGCAGACGATACGGATCGTACTCATCCAAATCATCGATGCACACTTTCAGCCCCGGACTATTCGGGTCCGAGTACAACTCGCTCAAGAACATTTTCTTCTGGCACCGGGCACAGACGCCCAGTCCGAAGGTTGATTGTCCTGTTGGGTTTAAGAAAATCGGCATAGTTATCTCGTGTACGGTGCAATCGCAGGACGCAAGTAAGCTTCCGACTCATCGGTCTCACCAGTCCACGCGTCACTCAAATACTTTTCAGCATCGAGGTCGAGTCGAGGAATGATTACCTCCTCAACTTCTTTCAATTCTCTGCCCAGCTCTGCAGCTAGGTTGCATACGATAGCCAAGTACCACCTATCCGGCACTTCCAGTTCATCTGACATAGCACCAACATCCTGCAACTGTCGTTGCACGAAGCCAGTAACTTGAGAGAACGTAAACTGGAACTGCGGGCTCGGCCACAACTCCATCTGAGGTTGGGTACGCTGCTTGTCGTACCAAAACTGTGTTGGCCTGCCAGTGCTCACCTTGTCTGGCAGGTTTGCGTAGTCATTACGGTTGAGCTTGTACATCGGGATCTCGCTCGGAGTGTCCTGATACACCAGCTCCAGCACGTTAAGAATCGTCGCGCCCGTTGCACGCAATCGATAGTACTGGTACGCCGTCACGCCTTGCACATCTGCCCAGAGCCATTCGCCTGCAGTTACTTCCTGATCAACCTGCGTGATCAACGGAATCGACGTCACGAAGTTATCGTTCGACGCCTCGATGACGTAGCTCCACAAACCTGTAGCGTTGGGCAAGATCCCAAACGTAGATGCTGCCGCAGGAGACGGCAACGTCATCGTGATTGTACCCAGCGGTACAGTCTGGATACACGCTGTCGATACATTGCCATCGAATGCGTTGTCTGCATTACCTTCACTGGCACTCGCGGTACCCGTGATTCGTTGCAGCGTACGCAAGTTCATGGTGAAGGTATCCACCGTGCCCACGGGGAGGGGGAGAGTTTGCTCGCGTTCGTAAAGAGGCAAGATAACAGGGACCACGTTCCAGAGTTTGATGCCCTTGTTAACCAGCGTCTGCGTGAACAGCCACAGCAAGTCGAGCGCAATCTCCAGGTGCTCCCCAGTGATCTGCTGCTCAACCATTTTGCACCGACGAAAAGCATGATCAATGATCTGCTGATTCGTGAAGATCGTGCTTCCAACTGTTCCTGACGTAGGCATCTATCTTCCTCCGCGTACCCGACTGCCCCGACCACCGCGAGGACGCTGATTGTGACCGCGAGGGTGAGGAGTCTTGATGTGCTTATCCATGACGTCCTCCGCCACTCGCGTTGCTATTTTTTTACGCTGCCACCTCGGGCTTTATTTACTGTGCCCCCGCAAGCTTTCACGTTTTTCGGCATGCCCTTCTTCGAAGCAGCGGTGCCTGCCTTCTCAGGCTTCTTCAGCACAGTCTTCTTACGCAACGCCTGCTTGGCTTTTTTGAGAGCTGCATCAGCCAGTGCACCACCACCACTTGAAGCAACTCCACGAATGGAATGCACCTTGCCACCCTTCTTGTAACCGGCCTTCATACGCTTGGTGCCACCGGCCTCAATCTCGGCTTGGTTGCAACCCTTACGTGCAGGCATGTTGCCGTGGTCCATGGTGGCTTGTGGACCACGCGCTGTAGGCATGCCCATCTTCTTGACCTGACCACCACGCTTGAAGCCCAACGTCATGCCGTCGTCGTAAAGCTTGCTGTGCATGTCACGACCGTCACGCATTGTCGTGCCACCCTTCGCTTTCTTCACAGGCGCTTTCTTAACTGCACCACCGCGCATGTAGCCTTTCACTTCGTTCCGACCGGCGGAACCAGAAAAGCCTTGTGCAGATGGGAAGGAAAAATCCTTCACGTAAGTCAGTCCTGCAGGTGTAGTTACTTTACTCATGACTCTGGATCTCCTATAAATTTATAAGCTGTCGGGGTCACCCGTGATGTCTCTGATTTCTGATCGTACCTGTTCTTTCCGTAGTCGCAGAGCATCGACTCCAATATCAAGTGCGTCCTTTACTTGTTTCGTCTGACCCGGCTTGAAGCCCTGCATAGTAACTATGCTGGTATTAACCTCGTCACGTTCGATACGCAAGTCCATCAGGTTTATATCTTCTCGAACCTGTGGGGTAGTAGGCAACAAGGTGATGGACGCTTCCAGACCGGCAAACACATCCATAGCCAATGGCTTTCCGTCACTGATGATGTTGGATCGGAAGTTGGCCCACGTTGGATTGTTGATGATGTCCAGTCGTTCATAGTCACCGACCAACTCCGTGACCCACGCATCCGCATCAGCATTGTTGAGGGTGGTAACGAGTGCTTGGATAGCATTCTCGAATCCATTCTTGCTGATGGTATTGTCTGCGATTACCGCATCGACACCAGCTTCATAAGCGTCATTAAGAGTTGTCATACCACCACCGCTAGTTCTGAGTTTGCAATCCCGGTTACGACTCTCCAATCAATCGATGCCGGATCAATCGCTCCCGCTGTCGGGTTGAATAACGTGAAGCGTATTACATTTGTCACCGGCACGAAAACTTGAATGACCAGATCGTCCAGACTGGTCGCGTCCGTGATCGGTGCGAAAGAGATCACTTCTGTTCCTTGAGCAGCCGTAACAGCCACGTCAAAGAATACACTTCCGTTCGACGGGACGGACGGGAAGTCAATCGTCGTCTCGAAGACCTGAATGTTCTGGAAGACTGTGTCGAATCTACGCACCTGTACCCTCCAGCATTCTCCAGCGTGCCGTGCCGGTGTCATCGTACCAGAGCCAGACGCACTCGTTAGGTCCAAGGACGTAGCCTACGCCTGTCGAGGTAATGATGCGATTCGCTGCCAGACTGAGCACGTCCTGGTTGGTGATCGTGATGGCAAACGCGCCTGTGTTGTAAAGGCAGATACGATCACCGGTTTGGGCAAAGCCAAACGACGAATCGATACCCGTCAGATTAACCGCGAGGCTAGCCGAAAGGAGGTTCATCGTGCGCCCAGCGTTGTTAGGCCCAAGCTGAAGATCATTTTGGTTAGCACCGAAGATAGCCTCGGTCTGACTGCCGTTGTTCATTGCTCCGTCGATACGTGCACGACCAAGAACACGCAGCGCTTGTGTGCGCGTAGCACCAAACGAGGGCATTGCCTGCACGAACAGATTCGAGATGTCTTGAATCGTGCCACCGTTCAGTAGGACCGCTGGCGAGTTGATCTTGAACGCTTGTAGGTCAGAGACAGCTTGACCATTGACGTCTATGCTGCCGCTTGCAGTCCACAGTACGTCTGAGTACTCGCCACCAATCTGTACCTGTCGCAAGTTAGGACCAGCGAACATGACGAACCAGTTATTCGAGTTCGGTACTGGATCAATGACACCAAATGAAACTGCGTTGACGTTGAAGCCGAGACCGATGTCCTGTGTCCCAAGATTACTTTGTTGGAAGGTCCAAGTGTCTGTAGCTGCGGGTCGTAGGAATAGCGGGTTGCTACCAATGTTTCCGATGGTTGACCAGATCATTGCAGCTTGTGATGTGAACCAGCCATTCCAGATATCAGCTATAGCAATCGAGCCACCATACTTGACGTAGGTGTTGTCATCGAGGTGAATATCACCTGCACCGAATTCAGACTCTGCCGTGCTGTTGTTCAGCAGGAAGAAGTTGGATGCGTTAGCGACCAGCGCTGACCGAACAACTGCTCGAACACCCGTGACAGGGATGTTGATGTTGTTCATGTCGAGGCCGATGTAATTCGCAGCGCGCTCAGTACCAAGAGACTGTCCGAAGAGAGCCTGTGCAGGATTGAGCATTTGAACGCCACGGATGGTTCCGAAGTCAGCGATGGCTGCTGCGTTGTTCGTATTCCACAGAGGGCCGACTGAGAGACCAGTGACGTTGCTGATCGTTAGATTGTCGCCAGCATTCCGCACCCGGATAATCGGAGCGAAACTCAACGCCCGATAGTTCGTGACTGATATTGCGCCAGCACCTTGAATGTCATATGCGCATTGGGCTGCATAGACGAAGGTCTGAGCCGGAGCGATGCCAGGAGTGAGCGATCTGTAAGTCTGACGAGCAAAGAATAGGGTTGTAACTGAGAATCCTGGATTCACAGTCCATGTAAGAATGGAGTTGTCATCCAATGCCGACATGATGAACAGAGCATTATTGACAGTGATGGTGTTCGCTAAGAAGATGCTCGCTGATACCAGACCACCTGACGCCGGAATGGTATTCGCAAATCGAATGCCACCTGCTGTGATTGCATCAGTCGTCCAATCCCAATCGATGTCCACGCCGCCATGAATCTCAACACGTCCACGGTTAGCAGCCTGAGATCCCTGAAGGGGAAGTATTCCACCTGCGGCGACACTTCCGTACACAAATTGATCAGAGCCCAAGAGCAGAGCTAAGTTAGCAATGTTCGAGCCATCAGGAACCGTGAAGAACGCCAACTCAGCCGGAGATGATGTCGAACTGATGGTTCCCGTGGGAGCCATGCGAGCATCAATCACCGCGCCGAAGTCGTAGCCGGAAGCGCCAGTCCATGCCGTGAAGATGATGGACCCGATAGTCTGACCAAGAGTGACCGCAGTGTGAGCCGATGTATTGTCGTTGGACAGAGCGAACGTCATGATCGGTGGCGCTACTGTCGAATGTCTGTGAAGGATCATCGTGGCGTCAAGAACACCACCGATGTCATTGACCTTCATGTGAGCATTGTAGTTCGCACCATTGACAAGGATGCCACCTTGCTCAGTACCCGGAGGACCGAACCCGACGTTCTGAGTGAGCATCATCGGAACCGTAAGGTCACCCATGACGACAGTGTCAACATCGAAGTTGGAACCGTCATCTTGGTAGAGAGTGTTGGCTGCTACTACGCCGGGATTGACGGCTTGAGATACGAACTCAAGCCAATCGGTTGAGGCAGGTCCACCTCCACCGGGAATCGTTATCGTTTTGGTTGTGCCTGCACCTGAAGCGGTGACACCTGCGCCAACGAAGTCAAGGGTGTCGGCTGGAACACCAACCGGGGCACCCTCGTCCTCGACAATGATGGTGCTTGCACCACCTCCACCAGGAAGCCAATCGTAGTCATAGTTATCGGCAGTGATCTTGGTAAGAACTGTACCAGGAGCACCATCGTCAGGAATTTGTATCGCTACAATTCCTGAGAAACCCAGACCTGATTGCGCAGTCATGAGCTACCTCAGACTACGGTGTTGATCAACTCGCGCACCTTCACGAGTTGCTCTTCTTTCCCTTTAAGCTCTTCTGCTCTCGCGTCGAGTGCATCAGCTTTCTGCTGGAGTGTTTCAGACATGCCGTTGAGCTGACTAACCTTCTCAGCGACTTCTCTCTTAGTTGATTCCACGGCAGCCATAGCGGCTTCTGCCTCATCCGCTAATTTTTTTGCGCCAGCAATCGTGTTATCAGCCTGTTCACGAGCTGCATCTGATTCTTCCTTGGCTCTTTCACGCAGGAAGACAGCATCGCTGTTGGCTTTGTCCAGGATTTCATTGGCATCATCACGCGCACCAGCCAGCGTGACTTCTGCCAGCTCTTTCAAGCCATCGATCTCTGAACGTATTTGAAGGATCTCACCAGCGGGACCAGCGAGGTTGATCTGCTCACGTGCGGATTCCTCCGCAGCCTTCAGTTGGTCGATCTTGTTCTGAAGACGCGTTGGATCCGCGAGCAGTTCCAAGGCAGCAAAAGATGAGTCGCCTTGGCCTCCGGCAATACCGGCTCCTGCATTACTCATGATGTTGCTCCTGCTTGGATCAGGTTAAGGACTGCCGACCCGGCACCTGCTGTCTGGTTCAAACGAACACCAGTAGGAGGGAACGCATAGTTACCGTCTGCATCAATGAGCAGACCGGCTAAGGTCGGG